GTTAGACACGAGCAGCCAGTTGGCAGGAACGTCAAGGATAGACAGTGAGCTGTTCGCATCGAACTGGTTCTCGACGTACACCACCGGATATTTCGGGATGTACGTGACAGCGCATCGGTCGACGATCGAGCCATCTTTAAAGATATATGAACCGAAGCGAGCGATCTGCTCTTGAAGGATCGACTGAAGCTGCGTGAGCTCACGGCTCTGGACAGCAATTGCCGGCTTAAAGAGAATGCGGTGATAATTCTTGCTGTCGGCGTCGTCGAAGTCATCAAAGTATGGAGCTACATTGAAGTCCGTATTCAGTCGTGACATTTAGTTTCCTGATGCGTTCGTAAGGATGAACCCAACGTCCTCGAGAGAGTAAACGGTGCGTTCTACAGTATCCACAGGTTGATAGAACAGTACCTCGCCTGTGTATACGTTAATTTCAGGATTATTTATATTAGAGATCGTACCAGTGATCTTCGAGTCAGAGGTGATGATGACCTCGTTATTGGCAAAAGTGCCCCCATAGATCGTGCCTTCCACATGAGTAGTGTTGGAAGTTGCAAGGTATCCGATCGCTCCTGATGTCTGTCCTGTGAAGGTTTCGCCAAGCACGAAGCCAGTGTTAGCCGATGTGATGTTCACATTAAAGCGAACCATCGAGTTAAAGATCTGTGACGTATAGATCGCACCGTTGGCTGCTTTGGGGTTTTTGACGAGAGCATAATTTCTGTACGAAACGTTCGTCGGAATGACGTTCCCTTCACTTCCTGTGATCGTCGTGATGATGATAAACTTGAAAGCATTCAGTTCTTCAATGACACTCGATCCATGACCATTCAAAGGAGAAATGATCGCACGAAGTTCTGCGCCGGAACCACCAGCACCTCTAACACTCGCAGTAGCAGAAGTGTATCCAGAACCAGCATCGAGGATATGAACCTTTTCAATCCGGTTAAAGACGAGGTTCACTTCACAATAAGCCTTTGCACCGCTACCATTTCCTTCGATTGTAATCTTAGGAGAGATGATATAGTTGGTGGAGGTGTCAACCGTGACCGTGTTTGCAAGGACTGCGTAGTTGCCGCTGTTGTTGGCAACTGACGAAACAACACTCGTGAGGGTTCCGTCGCCAGTTCCTGCCGAGATGTAAAATGACATTCCGTCGAAAAATGAGCTATTTGTTGTAGCGTTGGCTGAGAGCTTTACAATGTTATTATTTGATGCAGCAACGATCGTGCCTACTGCATAACGGTTAAAGCCATCGCCACCATCTTCAACGACGATATGGTCGACCGTGCCGCGGATAGCCGCAGCAGTGACAGTTGGATTTACGTCAACTGGAATTTGAGTGGTTGAGCCGAACTTCGTATTGTTCGCGCTCGAGACGGTGTACAGGTATTTCCAAATGTATCCGTCTGCAAGCTGGAAGGTGCTCGTGGTGACTGACATTGGCTCTTCGGTAGAACGAGCACCTTTATTGTTGTCAATGCACTTGAAGACGTTCTGGGCAGAGTTGACCACGAAGAAGTTCTTGGTCTCCAGATCGGGATCGGCATCATCATAGAATGCATAAACGGTATTTGCAGCCCAGACTGTCTTAGTGACGAGGAACGCTGCATCTCCGGCGTCGAGTTTCTTGCCGAACATCATCTCTTCACGGAGCTTGGTTTCACCCTGCTCATTGGTCGCAAGGTATACGTCAGACTCGGGTTCGTTCTCCCAAGGTGTAAACTTTGAGATCGCTACGTAGTAGCTATTGTTTGCGTCGCCGAAGTCTTCGCGAAGCAGCTCGCACATATTCTTAAAGATGCTTCTCATTTCAGCTTCCTGTTATAATTCTTATTTTGCCGAACATCGCGTTACCGGATGGGTGGACTGTCTTCTTCAGTACGTCGTAGTATTCGCTGAGTTTCTTTCTTAAGATAAGCTCATACGAATATTCTTGATAGTAGAAGTCGTCTTGGAGGTATTTATCGCTGTCAGTGAATGAAGCAGAATCGCGCCAATAACCTGCAGCTCTACCAACACCGCCAAGCTTAAGCTCTGCGAATGCAGTAGAGTGTGCATCATTGTTAATTGAAACCGGAACGATTTCACCCTGAATGTAGTAACCATATCCGCTGTTCAGTACCTTTGCAGCTTGCATCAGACCGTTGCCGTAAATAGCATCAGATGTGATTACCGCGTTGTTACCGTAATAGTTACCATTAGCATCTTGAAAATAGAGCTGCTGAATGGTCGGCTCAAAGACGTGCACGGTGACCGTTCCGTCATAGTTATTGCCCGGATTGGTCGTTGCAATTTTTGCGATCTTACCATAAGTTACTGGTGTAGAACCTGTGACCGTCGATGAAAAGATGTTGCCGCTGTTTGCAGTACCGAATGCTCCACCATAAGATGATGCATTGAATGCTACGTTAGCCCAGTATGCAAAGGTTAGCGAACCGATGTTGGCCACGAAGGTGTTTGCAAGTTCAGTGATCTTGAACATTGCACCATTGCCAGTGCTGTTCGTTCCTGCTGTGACTGTAATAGTAGAGTTGAGAGTGTATCCCTGTCCACCATCTTCAAGGTTGAACTCGATGATACCTTGTCCACCGTTTGCAACCTGCGTAGCGATCACATCAAGATAGACACCCTGATTGTTACTCGAGTGCGCGATGTCACCGACTTTGAAACCTGGAGTGGATGATACGATCTTGACTGACTCAACCGAACCAAGAATCGTAGGTTCAGGAATGTCAATATCATCAAAGGTAATCTGTTCACCCGGAAGGAAACTACCTTTGATGTTGGACACGAACATCAAGTCTACGAGGTGACCTGGAAGGTTTCTTCTCTCGTAGTTCTCAACGATCGCTTTGGCACCAGAGGTTTTGCCTGTGATATTTTTATCGATGAAACGGAAGTTGGTGGGAAACTTTGAGACCTCGAGGTACTTCGGTTCAAACCACTCTGAAGCATCTGGCTTAAAGATATCTTCGGCAGGAATGTAATACTCGATCTCGGTGTTGTAGAGGAGACGGAAGATCAGCTTAATGCCTTCGATCGATCCCTTTGAACGGTACAGGTCTAGGATATGCTTCTGAAGGAGTCTCTTGTCACCGAGGATCTGAGACGGTATCTCATTCATGTACTCGGTCTTGAAGTGATCGATCATATCATCGGGAGTCGTATCGATGTCCCGGATGTCCATGAGCTCACGGGTCTTAGACCGATTCTCATCCCACTCATAGTACGCCTTAACGAACTGTACGAAGTCAGGACCTTCCGACTTATAGAAGTCGGGGAACTGCTCCGCTACGAGGTTCGAGATATGTTTGAAGTCGTTCATTCACTTACCATTGTAACGCTAATATCAGCAGTGTCGAGGATCAGGAATCGGTTCTCACTTACCTTGATGTCCTTGTCACGTGCCAGAGCATAGAGTGAGATGTAGCCAGAATATGTCGAGACGTTCACGTTGAACTCAACCGCACCAGTTTCATAATTGATCTGACCGACGTTGTTGTTCAGTACAGTCTTGGCGCTGTTGTTTGCGATCACCTTGATAATACCGATGCCGTTATCTTCAAGACGTGCCGAATAGCTAATGCCGTTCAAGACATATGAGAAGACCGACGAAGTGAAGGTTGGCTCAACACCGACTTCAAGTTCGTTCGTGACATCAAACTTACGGAGTGCTGTTCCATATGCGAACTTGAAGTTCTGTACAGAACCGGTGACCGGACTCCAACGCTTGATGATAGAAACAGACGTGTCGTTTGAAACGATAGAATCGTGGGTTGCATCAACAGCTTTGACAAACTTCGAGTATCGAAGGTCTGAGTCGAAGTCCACGATGAAGTCTTCCGAAAATGCGCGCATGGAAGAGATCACGTCTGCTTTAAGCTGCTCAAGTGGAATATTGAGCGACTCGGGATCGTAGTTGATGTTGCTCTTAACTCGGATGTAGAAGTATTCCGGGTTGATGATCACAGGCTTCGTCGTAATAGACTTCCCTTCAAGGAAGTTTGCGATCTTGCGTTTCATATTATCACTGATGATACCTTCAATACCATAAGGCTTAATGAAGATAGCAACTCGACCATACTGCGGAGGATTGAGACGTTCACCGCCGTAGGCTAGGACCGATTGGACGATCGGGAAGTTCTCGCGCACGAGGTTCTCGAAGTCCTTCTCAACGACTGCTCGTTCCTGAGTCGTGAAGTGACGAGGAGCATGGAACTTGATAGACTCTACCGACTCGCGTTCTGCACCACCATAGGTCTTGTCGTCAGCCACGATAGACGATACCGTGAAACCTTCAACAGCAACAGTTGGCTTGAAGATGGAGAGCTTGTTTGCGTCTTCACCATCGGTCGAGATGTATGAGATCTTGATGATGTTCCCGTTGGCGATCGCACGACCGATCACTCCATTGCCGAAGGTGACCTCGTACTTGTCGTCATTGTAGCCCTGAACGAAGAAGACATTCGACTCAGCATTGAGACCGTACACCTCGTTGGTGTGATCCCAGATTGCTGAGGTGTTGTCCGAGTTTGAGGTTACTACTTCAACCGTGATAGAATCAATGTCGACTGTATTAGCCTGGAGGATATATCGCTGAGTAGAGTTAGCGTTG